CACGGTGGCAAATTTCGCCGCTGACGGCCTGCGTTTTTGCAAAAAAAGCGCTTCCTGCTCCTGATATATCACACAAACACCACCTTTTTTGCCTGATGCTCCATGAGGGCGCCAGGGCGTATCTCTATTTTCCAGTCGGTTTCCTCGTATACGCCTACCAGCTCCCCGTTATACAGCGCGATAACATCTCCTACGCCATGGGCCGGGTTTATGGCCGTGTAAAATTTGATTTTTTGCGTTGCAAACATGGATTTCACAGCAAGATTATCCGCGTATTTTTGCAGCGCCGCTTGGCTTGCTATATTATCCAGTTCAACCGGCGTCGCCAATATGCGCCGCCCCCTGCGTACCGTGGACAAAGCGGAGATCATGCTGTCATTTATGCCCGTTGCGGTCATGGGGTTGTCATAGTCAGGGTTAGATACGTTGACGATGAAAACGTTGGGGGCCTCATATATGTCCATTTCCTCTGTGTATTCCGGGGCGATAATACTATATTCGTCGTCCCGATACTCCCGGTCTATGTTGGAGCTGGACGGAGCCTCGTACCTTTCAAGGCGGGCCACCCCATCAAAATCAAACCAAACATCCGAAAAGTTTATCTCGGACAACAGCGCATTGATGATGGTGAGATATTCCGTTCCTATTTCCCAATCCTCACGGTCTGTGGCAAGAGTGTCCTCGCAATCGTCCATCCGTATACGCGGTATTCCGGCGTCCCGGATAAGGCCCTGTATTGCGGTCATGTATGGCGTCCCGGCCGCAATATAATACCGGGTCTCGGTTTTGGTCTGTTTGAGCCTCAGTGCCCGATCGTATGCCTCTATGGTGTCCTCGTCCTTGCCGTATTTAGTGTGTTTGGTGGTCAGCGTGCCCACCATGTATATGCCGAGAGGATACTCTATGCCGTCCTTGATGTAATACGGCCTTATTTCGTCGTTTAGATAATCCACATTGTCGTTATGCTCGAACACGCCGTACATGGAGGTCTTTATTTCGCCGTCGGCAGCCATGGTGACGGTGGGATAGTCATCCCCCACCGCCGTCAGATTGTGCTCTGTAACAGCCCCGTTGCGTATCACCTCAAAGCGGCTGGCTACTACGCTCATCGTATCAATCATGCTCAATCCTCTCATTGTTGTCCGTCTGCTGTATGCTGCACGAAAACGCCCTGAAAAACTGGTCTACGCTTAGTTCGAAGCCCATCAGCGGTCCGGTGCACAGGCAGCCGTGCTGATCTCTGTATATCACGGTCTTGCCCAGCAGTCCCTCAAAAGCCGCCGCCTGCGCCGCATCGTTAAAAGCAGCGTTAAAACTGTATATTTTGGTTATTTGCCGCGAGGTCTCAGCCACGGGATACCGCCGCCCGGCGTAAAACTGATACGCTACATCCTGATACGCCGACACGCCCAGCGGGCTATTCTGCGCGGTGGAATATTCCAGCCGCAACCATTGCATATCGCCCAGCGCCGCTATCTCCGGCGCGTCTACCGAAAGTGTGACCGTGACCTCATTGGACATGGAGTAACTGTCTCCAGTAACGCCGCGCACTTTATATTTGTGCGTTCCTATGGCCATTTGATCGGAGTATGTGTGTGCCGTGGTTTTTGCTATTGGTATGTCATCGCGGTAGATATAGTAAGTTTTGTGATCCGTTTCCGTCCACGCAAGGGCCGCTTTTTCGCCGCCCGCGGCAAAAAGTGTTATTGGCACGCCGGGGGTGTTGGCAACGGTAAATTCAGCCGTTCCCCAATCGCTCCAAAGGCCATATTCGTTTTGTATCCGCACCGCAGCTATGTGCGCGCCATCAGCCAGATATTCTTTAACCTTATACTGCCCGTCAGTGCTGTAAGCGGTGCGGAGTACCGCATCGTCTACCTTCACCTGATAAGCAAGCTGCCCTTCGCCTGTCCACGTTATCACCGGCCTCGGGCTTGCCGTTGCGGATACCGTCGGTGTGGATGGTTTGCCCTGAGCCGTAAACGATACTTCCGTGCTCCATGCGGATACGGCATCATAAATATTAGTGCAGCGCACACGCCAGTATACGGTTCCCGCAACTAAGGTGTTCGGCGGTATGTCGGCGTATGTGTTTGCCGTTTCTCCTGTTTGCAGCTCCGTCCATTCTGTATGTGACGTGTCTTTGTATTGCAGTTCGTATTTTTTCTGTGGGATGCCGTTTTCGCTTTTGTACGTCCACTCGAATCTTACGGTCTCCCAGCTTCCGGCGTATGTGTTTTTTGGTTTTGTCGCCGTTGCGGTTATTTTATCGTTTGGGAACAGGCCCTTTATGTAGTAGCTGCCATCGGAGTTTTGGGTATCCTCCAGTTGTGTTGATTGGGGGATTACAAAAGCGGAGACGGCCCCGAACGACTGGGAGGGTCTGCCGTAGCCGTAGCCGTCGACGTTGACGGTGTCGACGTAGCGCGAGTAGGAGGTGTTGTAGCGCGACGACAGCCACCAGACGGAACTAACCCCTGTTCCATTCCTCCGTTTAATTCGGTTTGTGTTGCTGTTGTAGCGTTGCAGTGCCTTGCCCTCGGTAGTGCCGTTGTTATCCCCAAAGCCCGCCATGGTATAGGTCAGGGCAAACATCTTGCGGGTTATGCTGCCGCTGCCTTCGAGGGCGAAGGTGACGTTTATCATTTTATCGCGCAGCGTTTGCGGGAAACTATTAAAAATCGTGGTTTTTATCAGGTTGTCCAGCGTCCCGTCCGGGTAGCTTGTAGAATTTCCAAACTTCGAATCTTCGTATATTTCTTTATATACCAGCACCGCTCCGCCGGATACGAGGTTATTTTTATCAGCCACTTCGCATAGCCTGTTTTCTTCGGTGCCTACCGGGATGAGTATCGTTGCCCCGAGCGGCAAGTCTGCTAATGTCGCCATATTACCCTCCGTACCCCATCCGCACGCTGCGTCGGTAGTTGTTCGCCATGTCGATGAGTTTTTGTATAT